CGGCTGTTGTTGGCCCGCTTGCGGGGACTTTCGCCCATGATGTCATGGACCTGCTCCCAGAGCCGGGCGTCGATGATGGGGTCATGCTCGCCGGGATAGGCTTGGCCTTTGTGCACGGCCTGCCCGCGGTACACGCGGTTGTTGAGCAGTCGGTATAGATAGCCCTTGTCGATCAACTTGCCCTTTTTGTTGAGGGTCCCTTCGCTGCGCAGTTCTCGCGCCAAAACAGTTGCCGAGCCAACCTCAACAAAGCGAGTGAAGATTGCACCAACCTTGGCGGCTTCCTTTGTGTTGATGACCAGTTTACGATCGCGCACGTCATAACCGAGGGGTACGTTGCCACCCATCCACATGCCTTTCATCCGTGAGGCTTTAACCTTGTCGCGGATGCGTTCGGCTGTCACTTCACGCTCGAACTGTGCAAACGACAGCAGGATGTTCAGCGTCAACCGCCCCATGGACGTGGTTGTGTTGAACGACTGCGTGACAGAGACAAAGGTAACGCCGTTTCGGTCAAAGACCTCGACCAGCTTGGAAAAGTCCATCAGTGCGCGCGACAGGCGGTCGATCTTGTAAACGACAACGACGTCGATCAAGCCGTCCTCGATATCGGCCAGAAGTTGTTGCAGGGCAGGGCGCTCGAGGGTGCCGCCCGAGATGCCGCCATCATCATATTGGTCACGCACCAGCGCCCAGCCTTCCGACTTCTGGCTGGCAATATAGGCCTCGCAGGCTTCCCGCTGCGCATGCAGCGAGTTGAACTCCTGCTCGAGCCCTTCCTCGCTTGATTTGCGCGTGTAGATGGCACAGCGCAGGCGGCGGGCGGGTTTTGTGGGTCCGTCCTTCATGCCTCACCCCGCTTGCGCTCGCGCAGCCCAAAGAAGCGATAGCCATTCCAGCGTGTGCCCGTGATGGCGCGGGCCACAGCCGACAGCGATTTGTAGCGGCGGCCGTCCCATTCGAAGCCTTCCGTCAAGACGGTGACGGTATGGGCTGTGCCGTCCCATTCGCGGATCAGCTTCGTGCCGACCACCGGATTGCGGGGATCTGCAATCTGCGCTTTGCGCGTCAGGGTGCCGTCCACTTCGTCGGCGAGCAGATCGAGCATGCGCCGTGTCTGCTTGTCAGGGCCGCCGTAGGTCAGCTCCTGAATGCGGTAGGCCAAGCGGCCTTCAAGAAAGCCGCGGCTGTTGTTGGGGGCAGGGGTATTAAATAGCGTTTGCCACTCGGCCTTTAGGTCTTTTACCGACATCGCCTTGAGTGCAGCCAGGCGGGCTAGGATGGGTTCATGTGTGGTCATGCAGATCTCCTCTGGGTTGGAGCTGCAGTACCGCTCTGTTCTGGCCGGAAGTGTAGCGAACTGTCTCCAGTATTTTGGGATGAATGGTCGCGATCGCGGTCCAAAAGGCGCACCACGGCCGTGGCTAGCAGGCCGTAAAGCTCGGTGCGCCGCTCATGCGCCGTCATGCGGTCGGGGGGCAGGGGATTGGGTCGTATCATGATGATCCTCAGGGCAGTGGACATGTCCTCAGAAAACAGCTTTGCCAAACCCGCTTCTACCTTCAAACGGGTACACCCACGCTCGCGAAACGAGGGTGAAACCGTTTCACCCTTCTAAACATGGTCCCTTGTCAGCTCGGAGTGTTCACCTTATGTTTCGTGTCTGAATTCACTGTGATTAGGGGAGGTTTGCATGCAGACACCAAGCACATTCGGCTTGTCTTGGAGCTTCTCGGTTGCACTTGCCCATGTGGAAGACATCGAACTTCGAGATCATACCGAATCTTTAAACATTGCGTTTCTTGGGGAGGATCATCCGGTGCCGGATGCAATCGAACTGACGGCCGCATCTGCGCGACAGGTGCGGCGCAGGGCGCGCGATGGCCTGCTAATGGCGCTGCGCGATGGTTACATCCGTGCCACTGGTCGCCTGTCGACGACGGCAGCGTTGTTTGTGGATCCGGCTGCCGAGCGGAGCTGGCGCCTTCATGCGAGTGATCCGAGCTTGATTACGACAACGGAATGGCGTTGTGGAGAGTTCAACTTCAGTCGCGGGGACCTCACAGGCCCGTCGTGGCAATACATCCAGATCGAAGTGCCGGAATTCATGGTGAAGGCGATATGGCCGAATGATGCGCCGGGACCTGTCCAGTCCCCTCGACAAGCGACAGCCAAGACATACACCACCCCCTATCTTGAACTCATGCAGGAAGCGATCAGGTATTTTGGCCTGACGGACGATTACCAGAGCAAGAAGGAAAACCTCTCTGACTGGTTTTTTGAAAAGCGGATCGAGGGTGAGCCGATTTCTCGCAACATCGCAAAATCCATGGCCACATTGATCCGGTTGCCGACGGCGCAGCGCGGTGGAGCGAAGCGGACGCCGAAGCCCTAATTGCCTAAGGTGGAGCAGATATCACGACGTTGCCGTTTTCGAAATTGGTGCGAATCATACGGCCTTGCGTCCCGTGCCACCCTTGACGCCGGCGCTCGACATTTCCCACGCGTTCCTTTTCAGTGAAGTGCGCTTCGGCCACTTGACACCGTCGCCTGATCGGGCAGGACTCGGTTTCGCGCAGTAAGCGAGATGACGAGCCAATCGTTGCCTTCGAGACAGACCGGTGCCGGGTCGCCAAAAGTGATCGTGATGGGACAGCATGGATATTCGACTGAAGGATCATTTCGATGGGCTGACGCTGGAGCGCGGACGCGATTATTTTCTCCGTGGTTTGGTTGTTTCGGTCGAGCTGCTGCTGGACGGTGCGATAAAGGGGCGTGTCTCGAACGGACGTGGCAAGAGCTATCAGCAGCGTATCGCTGTGCATGGAGAACTGGTTGACGGCATCTGCTCCTGTCCGGTGGGCCATAACTGCAAGCATGTGGCCGCGATACTGATGGCATGGGCGGCGCGGCAAAACGAACGCCCTGGCCTCGCCGGGCCTGTCCAGGGCTGGCTCCGCCAAGTGCGTGAAAGTACTCCAACGCGGCAGCTACCTGAAGAGCGGCCGAACGATTACCCGGACAATGTCAAGGATCGCCTGCTTTATGTGCTGACCCCGAATGGCGCGCAGCTGAAGATCGACACTTACAAGGGCCGGATCAATGCTGTGGGCACCGCGCTCAACCCGTCGATCCGGCGCTATGATGCGGCCAATGCTCTGCGCGGCGCCCCAGCGAAGTTCATTCGTCCTGTCGATCTCAAGCTGCTGTCGGCGCTGGCGCAGGCCCAGATTTGGGAGTCGCACCACATCTACGGCCTGTCTGAACTCTTTCGACCGAAAGGCGCGGACGCGATAGCGCTGCTGCGCCGAGTCGCTGAGACAGGACGCCTCTTGCATGACAACACTCCCGGTGCGCAATTGACATGGTGCGAGGACTGTCCCGAACCTCGCCTGAGCTGGCAAATGGCGTCAGATGGCACTCAACGACTGGGCTTCGAGGGCGCGGGCGAACAGCCGCTTGATCTGCAAGGGCTGGACGGGGCGACAGTCTGGATCGACACCAAGGCAGGCTGTATCGGGGCGCTGGAGCAACCGGTGGACATGGATGCGTTGCGCCTTGTCGCATCCAGCCCGCAAGTGGCGCCGCAAGAGATTGAGGCACTTGGCGCGGCGCTGCCCGACATGCTGGCTGAACTACCGCTGCCGCGCCCGCGGGTCATTCGGCAAACACGGCGCGCGGCAAAGCAGCGTGTCGCGCGGCTGACCCTAGGGGCCGAGACGGCACGCGACGGACCGCGGCACTGGGACGATACCGTGGTCCTGCCGACGCTGACCTTGCGGTTTGTCTATGAAGGCCACGAGGTCGCAGAGGGTGCTGCTGATCCGCGCATGGTCAATGACGGTGAGATCGTGACAATTACCCGCGATCCTCGCTGGGAGGCGGCTTGCGCTGCACGGCTGATGGAGGCGGGCGCGCTGCCGGTGCAGGAACTCGAGATCCATTGGCCGGGCAAGCGCATGATGGCCTGCGATTTCGTATTTGCCGAGAACGAGATGAACCTGCACACCCTTGAGATTACCGGGCCGCGCGAGCCGATGGAATTCGCCTTTCATAAGGTTCCCTTACTGCGCCGTGAGGGCTGGGAGGTGATCGAGACGCCGCAATGGCCCTACCGCCTGAGCGAGGAAACTGCCGAACTCTCGGTTGCGACGCGAGCCGAGGCGGGTGACGCGTTTCAGGGCAATGACTGGTTCTCGCTGGGGTTTCAGGTCGAGATCAGCGGCAAACAGCTGGATGTGGCCCCAGTGGTGGCGGCGTTTCTTGAACAGGTCCGCGACGAATGGGAGGAACTGCCCGATGTCGAGACGCTGGCGCAGCATTTGTCCAATAGGCCAGTCTATCTGAACCGGGGCAAGACCGGTTACGTTGCGGTGGATCTCAGTCCGTTGGCGCCACTTCTGCATTTGTTTCTGACCCATCATGCCGAACTGGGCGCGCTGCACCCCTCTGATGCCGATGTTGCGCGGCTGGCGGAGGAGGCGTTGATGGGGAGTTCTATCCGCTTTGCCGACAATGCCGGGATCCTGCCGCTGGCGCGCAGCCTGCGGGCGCTGGCCGAGGCCGACAGCTTTGCGCCGCCTACAGGTCTGACGGCGCAGTTGCGGGATTATCAGGCCTACGGTGCTGCCTGGATGGGCAGCCTTGTGGAGGCAGGCTTTGGCGGCGTGCTGGCCGATGACATGGGACTGGGCAAGACGGTGCAGACGCTGGCGCTTTTGCAGGCACGGCGCGAGGCGGGCGCGCCCGGACCGGCGCTGCTGATCGTGCCGACGAGCCTCTTGCATGGTTGGGAGTCGCAAGCCGTGCAGTTCACGCCCGGTCTGCGGCTGGTGACCCTGCACGGCACAGGCCGTGCGGCCCGGCGTGAGGCAGCGCTCGAGGCCGATCTGGTGGTGACCACCTATCCGCTGCTTGCGCGCGACCGCGACTGGCTGGCGGCGCAGGATTGGCCGCTGGTCATCCTCGATGAAGCGCAGACACTTAAGAACCCGGCCTCGCAGATGGCGAAAACCCTGCGCGAGATCCCCGCCAAGGGACGGCTGGCGCTGACCGGCACGCCGCTGGAAAACTCGCTGCAGGATATCTGGACGCTGATCGACTGGATCAATCCGGGCCTGCTGGGGGATCGGAAGAAATTTCAAACACTGTTCCGTACCCCCATTGAAAAGCACGGTGATGCGACCGCGCAGGCCCGGCTGAACCGGCGCTTGCGCCCGTTCCTGCTGCGCCGTACCAAGGAAGAGGTCGCGGCTGAACTGCCGCCCAAGACGGAAATCCTCGAACGGGTCGAGTTGGCCAAACCGCAGCAGGCGCTTTACGAGACGGTGCGCAGTGCGATGGATGCCCGCGTGCGTGAGGCTATTGCCAAACGCGGCGCAGCTGCGGCGCGGATCACGGTGCTGGATGCGCTTCTGAAGCTGCGGCAGGTCTGTTGCGACCCCGCGCTTGTCAAAACAGCAGCCGCGCGTTCCGTCACCGAGAGCGCCAAGCGGACGCGGCTGCGCGATCTGCTTGGCGAGTTGGTCGCCGAGGGGCGGCGCGTGCTCGTGTTCTCGCAATTCGTCGAGATGCTGCGGCTGATCGAGGCCGATCTGACCGAGGCGGGCATTTCCCATCTAACCCTCACAGGGCAGACGCAGAACCGTGCGGAGGTCCTAGACAGCTTCGCGCAGGGCGATGCGGCGGTGTTCCTGCTCAGCCTCAAGGCGGGCGGGGTCGGGCTGACCTTGACAGAGGCCGACACAGTGATCCTGTATGATCCATGGTGGAACCCGGCGGTCGAGCGTCAGGCGATGGACCGCACCCACCGGATCGGTCAGTCGAGGCCGGTCTTTGTTCACCGCCTCGTGGCCGCTGGCACCGTTGAGGAAAAGATCCTCGCCATGCAGGTGCGCAAGCAGGCGCTGGCCGATGCGCTTTTCGACGATATCGGTACTGTATCGGAAAGCCTGCTGGACGAAGCGACGCTGCAGGATCTGTTTGCCCCGCTGAGCAGTTGATGAGAGCCGCATAACTGAAACGCGGGCACCGCCCGCACTTGGCTGGAGCGGCCGGTCTCGAGAGACGACCAGTTTCTCCGTATATTTGCCAATTTGCCTCGCTGCCCGGTGGGCTTCGTTGGCTGACGCAACATCGTTCGCAACTCCAACGATGTGCATCCCGCCTAGTCGCTGTCGCCGACCAACGGAGGGTGTTTTTGTCTGTAACACCCGCACGCTAAGCAACATTGGGCGTCGTGTTGGACGACACAAGGTGCCGATGCGCGGACGATCGTGACGCCGCCTGCAAACCAGCGAGGCAGCAGGAACTGTGCGCCCAGCTGAGATTATCTGTTCGGGCCATCAGTCCCGCCTTGTCTGAGCAGTGTTGTGGTCGCCAATACTGATCGTGTCGAGTGCAAGTGCTGGTCCGAAAAGAATAGATGCCCTCTTGAAACCGGGGCAGGCGACCGCCCGGGTTTCTCGCGTGACTTACCGGATACCTGTTTTGGTGAGAACGTGGCTCGCCAAGGTAGGCCTAGCCGGTTTCTGAACGATTGAGTTCGCACGTCGCCGAAGGATTCACCCTTCCTGTCGCACCCTGCTGAAAAGGGTGAAACCGTTCACCTGATTCGCGCTGCACTGGGGTTCACCCTTCTACGCGTCGTCCGATTGCAATAGCCGCGCAAAGGGCACTCCGGCCCCTTGGGGTCCACCCTTTATTCGTCATGATTTCATGAGCTTGTCGGGAGGGTTCCACCCTTTCCTATCAGGTGCCGTGCGAACGGGTGGATCGGTTCGGACGTCGCGGGGGCTGCGTGACCAGTGACAGAACCGGGGGCAACAACGCCCTCAACCCGGTTCCAAACGCCCGTGCATCTCCACCCTCAAATCCCCCTGCGCATTGCCGCTGCGACCCATCTGTCGCCTGTGATGTCTGCGCTTCCGCGCGGGGTTCGCCCATGAGCGCGCGTGATTGGCAGGCATTTGACGCTGAATTGCGCAGGCGATTGCCAGAGCTTGTCGTCGAACTGCTTGGCCAGCCCAGTTCAAAGACTTCCCAGGAATGGCGCTGGGGCCGCAAGGGTAGCCTTGCGATGATCATCAGCGGGTCGAAAGCGGGCATGTGGTTTGACCACGAGGCGGGTGACGGCAGCCATTTTTCAGATCTGGTTGGTCGCGAGCTTGGCATGCCTCGCAGCGATGCCAATGACTGGATCGCCGATCGTATCGGCATGGCGCAGGACCTGCGGCCCAAGCACCAGCGCGCCAGATCACAGGCTACGTCAAACAATCTACCCCCTGCGCCGCAGGAGGATGGCCGAAAGGCCGAAGAAAGCATCCCTCTGATTTCGCCAGCCGCAGAGGCCGCCGTTCGCGCTATGCGCATCTGGGCCAACGCCAATCCTGCCCGCGCGGATCATCCATATCTTGCGGCCAAGCAGGTCGCGCCTTGCGCGCTGCGCATGGATGCGCGTGGCCAACTCGTTATCCCGCTGCAGGATATCGATGGGCATCTGCACAGCCTCGAGACCATCGCCCCCGACGGTGCCAAGCGTTTTCTAGCGGGTGGTGCGAAGCGGGGGCATTTCGCGGTGGTGGGCATGGAACCCACACCACAGGCCGAGCCTCGTGGCCCGATTCTGATCTGCGAAGGCTGGGCAACAGGTGCAAGCCTACACATCGCGACGGGCCACACCGTCATCGCCGCCATGGATGCTGGCAACCTGCTGCCCGTCGCCGAGGCGCTGCGGGCCCGCTTCCCGGATGCCAACATCGTCCTGGTCGCCGACAACGACACCAAGCCCGACCGCGACACGAACCCAGGCGTCGACGCAGCGCGCAAGGCCGCGCTGGCCGTTGATGCGCGCATCGCGGTGCCCGAGACACCGGGCGATGCCAACGATCTGTTCTGTGCCGCAGGTCCGGACGCCGTAGTGGCGCTTGTCGCTGAGGCTGCGAAAATTCCGCCGCCACCGCCAACCTATGCAGCCCCTACTCTGACACCGGATACTGCGCGGGCCAGTCTTGCGGAGGCAATTGCGCGGTTCATGGCCGCGATCCCCGGCTATTGGGCGGACGTCGAGGCAGCAAGGGAGGCGGCAAAGGATGCGGATGCCGACCGCGATCCGTTGGATTTCAACATCGTGGCAAGCGCAGCCTTCCCTCCGCTTCTCGGCCTGCCCGTCGATGTTGGCCTCGGCAAGACCTCACATGCGCGCACCGCCATCGCCGAGCTGATCGACACGGGTGGGCTGGGCCGCCGCAAGGTCGTCTATGCCGTCCCGCGTCACGATCTCGGCGTCGAACAGGTCACGGCCTTTAAGGCGCTCGGTCTGCGCGCCATGCTCTGGAAGGGCCGTACGGCCCCCGATCCCGCGCCGAACAATCCCGAGCAGCTGATGTGCCGCGATCCGGAGGCCACCTTTGATGCGCTAGAGGTCGAGCATCCGGTCGAGCAAAGCTGCTGCAAGGTCAAGCGTGGGGCGGAGTTGCATCTGTGCGCGCATTTTCACGACTGCGGCTATCAGTGCCAGAAGCCACAGGCGCAGGCGGCCAACATCATCGTCTGCGCCCATGACAGCCTTTTCCACATGAAGCCTGAGGCCATTGGCACCGTGGGGCTGCTGGTGATCGACGAAGCCTTCTGGCAATCGGGCCTGCGCGGTCTCGATGGTAAGGCGACGCTCACGCAAGACGGGCTGGAGCCTGGGCGGACATCACTCGTCTGCTACACCGGCAAGGGCAAGATGGACGTGGGCGCCACGGCTGATCTCGTCGATGCCCGGTCGAGGCTTTGCAAGGCGCTGAGGGTCACGGAACCCGGTCCGTTGCGCCTTGGCCTTCTTGAAGCGGTCGGCCTCACATCCGATGATTGCCGCCATGCCGCGACGCTGGAACGGCGTCGCATGCGCGATGCCGGGCTGCTGCCGGGCATGTCGCCCGCAGAGCGCCGCAAGCGCATGGAGGCGGTTCTGCCGCACGCGTCGGAGCCATGGGCCCCGCCAGGGCGCTGCGCCGCGCTCTGGCTGATCCTTGCCGAGGCGCTGGAGAGCGAGCATGACGCCGCGGGCGCCGAACTCGTGCACGAACGCACGGAGAATGGATCCGTGCGGGCGCTGAAACTGCGCTGGCGCAGCCGCATCAGGGCCGGCTGGGCGGGTGAGGCACCGATCCTGCATCTCGACGCCACGCTCCGGCCGGAACTTGTCCGGGCCTACCTGCCGCGCATCGACACCGGCTTGCCCGTGGCGGCATGCCAGCCGCATGTCCGTATCCGCCAGGTCACCGGCAGCCCGACCTCGGCACGTGCGTTGACGCCGCCAACGCAGGCACCCGCGCGGGACCGAAAGGCCGCCGTGATCCACCTGCGTGATCTGCGCGCCTGGATCGCGCTGCGCGCGCGACAGTGCCACCGCCCCGCTCAACAGGTCGACCTGCTGGTCGTAGGACAGAAGGCCGCCATCGACGCACTGCGCGCAGCGGGTCTGCCGCCGCGGATGGAGGCGGTGCATTTCAACGCGCTGAGCGGGCTCGACCGCTGGGGCGGCATCGGCGGAATGATCATTCTGGGTCGCACGCTGCCTGCGCCGAATGCCGTCGAGCTTCTCGCCAAGGCGCTGACCGGTCGACAACCCATGCCAAACCCGAAAGACGCCGGCTGGTGGTATCCGATGGGTGAGCGGCGCATCCGGCTGGCAGGTGATCGGACAGCGCCCCTGGCCATGGAAACCCATGCTGACCCGATTGCCGAGGCGGTGCGCTGGAGCATCTGCGAGGGTGAGTTGATCCAGGCCATGGGCCGGGGCAGGGGCGTTAATCGCACTGCTGACACGGGGCTCGAGATCGACCTGCTCACGGACGTGGTCCTGCCCGTTACGGTGGATGCGCTGGTGCCTTGGTCGGAGCTCAAACCGACGCGACGCGATCTGATGGCGCTGTCGGGCATCGTCCTTGAGAACGCCACCGACATGGCGACCTGCTTTCCGGAGCTCTGGTCTTCGGCTGGGGCGGCACGGCAGGATCGCTCGAGGAGTGTGACAAACTGCTATTATAGGAACTTCTATAATAGCCAAATGTCACACTCCTCTGTGGAGGTGACTTATCGCCCGGCAGGGTCCGGCCATCGTGCGCGTATCGCCCGCGTCGACCTCGCCCGCATTCCCGATCCGGAAGCCTGGCTGACCAACCGCCTGGGACCGCTTGCCCAGTGCGTTATCGCAGCGCCGCTCGATGGGCAAGCTGCTCAGCATGATCGCCTTGATGCACTGACATCCCGACTGGCCAGCAGCATGCAGGCGGTGCTCGCCAAGCGCCGAGCTGCGCTCGACGCGCTGTCTGCGCGTCTGGACGCGGTGGCCCCCGTCGACTTGCACCAATCACCAACCCGAAACCACAAAGAGGAGGACCGAACATGAGTTTCGACACATTGCGCGTGTACGAGGCTGGGCATTTTTACGACGTAGATCTGCCTGACTGGTATCATAAGGCCTGCCGTCTCAGCGAGACCGAGCGCGTCGATTGGCACCGGGCCTTTGAGCGTGTGCTCGAGTGCGAGTACAGCCTGCTGACGGAGGCGGGTCTGTGCAGTGCGGGTCTCGAGATCCGGTTCTGGCCGAGTGCGATGACCGGTATGTTTGTCATCATCGAGACGCCGCTGGCCGTGGTCGAACAGATCGTCGTGATCCATCTCAAAGACTGGCTGCCATTTTTGTCCACATATCTGGCCCCGCTGATGGGTGCATCGGCGCAATACGCCATGCTCGAAGTGCAAGGCAAAATCGCAAATGCGTTGATCGCAAAGGCTCGCCATGGCGATGGGAGCCACATCAATCGTGAAACGGGTCAGAGCCAAATCGATCTCAAACGGGATCTGGAGCGGCGTCGACTTGAACAGTTGCGTGAGACTCAGGGAGGTGTGGCATGAAACCCAATCGCCATACCGGTCTCGAGCATCGCGACGGTTTTGATGTCGGCCGCGATCCGCGTTGCATGCGCACGGATGAGCTGGAGCAGTTGGGCCACGTGCGCGTCTCGCCTCTGCGTGCCCTGCGGTTGAAGTGCCTCGATTGCTGCAACGACTCTGCGCAAGAGGTGCGGCTCTGCACAGCGGTCGATTGCCCGAGCTGGCCATTCCGGATGGGCAAGAACCCATGGCGTGCTCCGCTGGATGATGCGGAGCAGACCCGGCGCGCCGCCATGATGAACCATAATCGTGCGTCCGCCTCGGCCGCGCCTGATAAAACTCAGGCTCAAAACGACGCCTTGCCTTCGGATGGGGTGAGGGTGCCAAGCGACATAGCCGTTGATTTTACCCTGACAGAACAGGACGGGGACGAAGGAGGTGCATCATGAGCGGCATGCGGTTCACCCCAAAGGGCTACGGCGGTCACCGCCGTGATGCCGACCGGGTTAAGCGCGATGGCTGGCAGGAACAGCAGATGCTGGCGGTCTCACTCGATGATCACAGGCTGACCTGGCCAGAGCGTGAACTGGTCCGCAGCTTGGCGAAAAGCTCTATGGCAAGCACCCGCAGGGCATGGAGGTGCGACATGTCAGATGACTGGACACGTGCCATGGTGGCCGACCGGCTGGACCTCGCAGCGGATGTAATGCGCTCCATGCCGCCTGTGCGCCCCCAGGGTTTTGTCAGCGCCTGGCCTGATTACGTCTCCAGCTTTGCCGATCAGGTAGGGCAGGAGCCTCGGATGAAACGGCCGCTGCCATCACCGCGGATGATCACGCAGGCCGATGAGGCGATGCTCTGGCTGCGGTGGGTGGACAAGGACATCGGGCAGATCCTTTGGGCACGCGCCAACCGCAAGGCGTGGAAGGGGATATGCTGGCAGCATGGTATCAGCCGGGCCACGGCCAGTCGGCGGCAAGAGTATGGGCTTGCCGTGATTGTTTGGCGCTTGAACGGCCGAACTGTGCCGCGCAAGCGGTCGATGGATTATGTTATTCAGCGTACCGCTTGAGTGATTAGGGCGGCAGAAAGTTCCGCCGCCCTGTCAACCCCTCTCGTGCTTGCGAGACACTTTTCGGTGAGACACT